ATTCAAGGCAAGACAGATGAAGAATTAACAAAAGTTGTTGCTTATTTCAAGAATGTAATTGAAAAGTCAAAACAAGGATAGGTGCTATATGAAATCTAAAATTGTTGCAAAAATAGACAATAAAAAAGTAAAAGTTAGTCTTAAAGGCACATCAATCTATATGGCTTATGGCATAGCCGGGATAATTAGTGATATTTCAGAAAAGTCAGATGTTCCCACAGATGAGATATTGGATATTGTCAAATTAATATTACTTGAAAACAAAAAAGGTAATTGAAATGAAATATTTAGTCGAATGGGAAACTTGCTACTGTGAAGATTACCCCGAACAGTCGGGTAGTTACACAGTAGAAGCAAACAACATACAAGAAGTAGTGGACAAGTTCAATATGTTCCACGCAGTAATTATTAATATAAGTGAGGTTAATTAAATGATAAATTTAGTGGTTTTAACAGGTAGGCTTTGTAGTGATGTTGAGTTAAAGACAACACCAAATGGTTCAACAGTTACATCATTCAATATTGCAGTAAATAGACCATATAGAAGTGGTGAGGAAAGACAAGCCGATTTTATTACATTAGTTGCTTGGAATAAACAAGCCGAGTTCATTTCTAAATATTTCCACAAGGGCGATATGATTGCAATTGAGGGAAGAATACAAACCCGTAAGTATCAGGACAAAGATGGTAACAACAGAACTGCATTTGAGGTTTTGATTAACAATGCACAGTTTGTTGAGGGTAACAAAAAGAATGAAGAAAAAGACCCATTAATCGAGTTTTCCGAAAACTTAAAAAAGGCAACTAATGATTTTGTTGATTTAGGTGATGCTTCAAATGATGACCTCCCTTTTTAGGTGACTTGATATTGTGAGGTGAACAAATGGAACAACTTGGAATGTGGGAAGTTTGTGAAGAATTAGAACATTTACAACCTATAAAATCTACTGATTGGAAATGGACTATGGCAAACGATTATCCCAAAGAAAAGAACGAACTAAAAGTATTTAGTTGTTTTGCTTGTGGAGGGGGTAGCACGATGGGTTATAAATTAGCCGGTTGTGATGTGATTGGATGTTGTGAGATAGACAAAAAGATGAACGATGTCTATGTTGCGAACCACCACCCAAAGCATAACTATCTAATGGATATTAGAGAGTTTAATAAACTACCAAATGAAGAATTACCCGAAGAACTTTTTAACCTTGATATTCTCGATGGTTCTCCACCTTGTACTACATTTTCTATGGCAGGAGATAGAGAGGATAGTTGGGGCAAAAAGAAAAAGTTTCGTGAGGGACAAGCCGAGCAAACTCTTGATGATTTATCTTTTGTGTTCATTGACACCGTTAGAAAGTTAAAACCTAAAACAGTAATTATGGAAAATGTTGAGGGATTATTACTTGGTGAAGCGTGGAGTTATGTTCAACGAATTTACAAAGAGTTTAATGATGCAGGTTATAAACTCAAACACTGGTTGCTTAAAGGTGAGAATATGGGAGTTCCGCAAACAAGGCATCGTGTTTTCTTCATAGCAGTAAGAAATGATATTGAGTTTGATTTAGAAAGACTTGATATGAGTTTTAACTATGAACCCATAAAATTTGGAGAAATTAGTGATGGCAAAGGCGGAAATGTTAGCGAGAAAGTGCTTGAATTATTGAGTTTATCGTCACCTAAAGACACTTGCCTTGCAGACATTTTGCAAAGGGTTGAAAATAGATGGTCAAGGTTCAACGAAAAAATAGTATGGTCAAATAATATATGCCCTACATACACCTCGCACGGTTTCTACAATGGCGATTGTAAGACCAAAATTTCTGAAACCGAATGCAAGAAAATAGGCACTTTCCCATTGGATTATGATTGCAATGGTCAAAAAATTGATTATTTAGTAACGATGTCCGTTCCCCCCATAATGATTAAACGAATTGTAACACGACTAATTGAGAAAGGACTTTATGATTACAAAAAATAAAACACTATGATTAAGAATTGGAAAGAACATTCCTTGCATATGGACTTTCCCAATATTGAAAATGCACGATGCAGTGACATTGATTTATTTTATCTTTACCACGATTTTTTGATTATTGGAGAGATTAAAAATAAACAAGGAACATATACAGAATTTCAAAGAAAATTGCATCAGCAGTTAATAGACAAGCATAAAGGTGGAGGAATAATACTCTACATAAACCACGATAAAGCAATACAAAAAGGTGACACTATGGTTGATGTTAGCAAGGCTTGGGTTAAAGAATACTATATCAACCATAAGTGGCACAAAGTAAATGGTTATTTAACTGTAAATAATGCAATACAGAACATAATTGAGAGGTGAAAATATGGGACAAAGGAAACCATTATCAAAAAAAATTAGATTTGAGGTATTCAAAAGGGACAGTTTTACTTGCCAATATTGTGGGAAATCTGCACCCGATGTGGTTTTGGAAGTTGACCACATAAATCCCGTTGCAAATGGTGGAGATAACGATATGTTTAACCTTATTACTTCTTGTAAGGACTGTAATAGAGGTAAAGGCAAACGAACACTATCAAATAATGACGAATTAAAAATACAAAAAGCAAAACTTGATGAGTTGAATGAAAAACGAGTTCAAATGGAAATGATGGTTCAATGGAAAAAAGAACTACAACTTTTTAAGGAAGAACAAATCAATCTTATTGAAGAACTTATTATTGATAAATTTGATTGTTCTTTATCAGAACACGGAAGAAATAATATCGGGAAGTGGATTTCAAAATTTGGATTTGATGAAGTTTATACATCAACCGAAATTTCTGTTGGGTATTACAACGATTGTGAGACGGCAATAGTAAAGATACCGGGTATTTGTTACAACAGAATGGTTCAAAAAGATAACCCAAAATTAGCAAGTATAAATAAACTTATTGGCATAGCAAAAACTAAATATCACGGTATGTCACCACAATTATTTAAGTGTAAAAATTTTTTGATTTCAAATTTTGAAGAAACAGATTATCTTTCAATTCTTGAATTGATTAACGAATCTTCGTTTGTTTACAAATTTTATAATAATTTAATGGAATTTTACGAGGGTGAGAAAATTGGGAATTAAAAGAATAGTTGACACGGATTTTTGGAACGATTCAAAAGTGATGGATATGTTCTCTCCCGAAGATAAGTTGTTTATGCTTTATCTATTAACAAACCCACATACAACACAGTTGGGAATATACGAAATAAATAAAAAGCATATTTCTTTTGAAATAGGTTACACAACTGAATCGATAGATGTTTTACTTGATAGGTTTGAAAACAAATACAATATTATTAAATATTCTAATTCAACAAGAGAAATAGCCATAAAGAATTATTTAAAGCACAGTATCATCAAGGGTGGGAAACCTGTTGAGGATTTGCTAATTAAAGAAATAGGAAAAGTTAAAAACAAATCTTTATTGTCATTTGTGTTTAATGGGATTAATGATTACGAAAACCTAAACATTACCGTAAAAAATATTTTGCCATTGTTTATTAACGAAAATGACAATGACAATGACAATGACAATGACAATGATGTATCGTACCACGATTCGTACCACGATTCGTCAACGATTCGTCAAGAAGATTTTGAAACCGAATTTGAAGAACTATGGAAACTATATCCACGAAAGCAAGGTAAAACTAATTCCTTGAAAGCATATATCAAGGCAAGAAAGTCAGGTACAACCTATGACGAGGTTAAAAAAGGAATTGAACTGTATTGTATTCAAATAGAAAAGCAAAAGACTAAACCTGAATACATAAAACAAGGTGCTACTTGGTTTAACCAAAAGTGTTGGACTGATGAATATGTGGTTGAAAATAGTTTCGATAGGAAAATGAGAGAGATAGGAGAAGTTGTAAATGGCATCCGTGGAGAAGATAGGACAAATTGTAGCAACACTAACTTCGATTTATCCGACCCATTTTGATAAAGTCGATATGGGTATAACCACAAAGATATGGAATAAGTTGCTAACTCCATATACCGATGAAGAAGTATCAAGTGCTTTATGGTTGGTTTTAGAGAAATGTACATATCCTCCGACACCTGCCGAGATAATTAACGAAATCAAAAAAGCAAAAATGCCTAATAAAACGGAAGAATGGGCAAAACTTGTTAAGACTTTGAGAAAAGTTGAAGATTTAGAGTATAAGTTGCAATTTACCGCAGTAATGAGCAATGGCAAAACACAAGGTCAAATAGCACGAGAACAAATTGATGATGAGTTCAACAAACTTTCTCCTACTCTAAAATCCTATGTTGGTTCGGTTGGTGAATTAAGACGATTAGCAAGAGACTGTGATGACGAAAGCCTTAAATACGAAAAGAACAAGTTTATGAAAATTATAGACGATATTCAAGATACAGTAGATGCAAGGTTAAAGTTGGGGTATGCAACTACCCCACAACTTGCCGAATCAAACTATGCGGCATATGATTTGCAGAAATTTGAAATGATGTTGAATGAGAGGGATTGAAAATGGAAAAAATTAAATGTGAAATTTTTAGAGATAATTTTCAAAATTTCAAAAGATACAACATACCAAAGGCTCAATTAGTTATCGCTGATATTCCGTATAACATTGGTGAGAACTTCTACGGAAGCAATCCTATGTGGTATAAAGGCGGAGATAATAAAAACGGAGAAAGCAATTTAGCGAAGAAATCAGCATTTAACACCGACTATACTTTTAAGATTGCTGAATATATGCACTTTTGTAATAGGCTTTTGATAAAAGAACCAAAAGAAAAAGGGAAAGCACCTGCAATGATAGTATTTTGTGCTTTTGAACAAATGCAAACAGTAATTGAGTATGGTAAAAAGTATGGATTTGTAAATAGTTTTCCTCTTGTGTTTGTAAAAAATTATTCGGCACAAGTGTTAAAAGCAAATATGAAAATTGTTGGTGCCACAGAATATGCAGTTGTTTTATATAGGGACAAACTCCCAAAGTTTAACAACGGCAGACAAATAGGTGAAGATGGAAAACCAATTAGAGGAACAGGCAAAATGATATTCAATTGGTTTGAGTGGAAAAGGGATGGGAAAGAAATTCCAAAAATACATCCAACACAAAAGCCCGTAAATCTTTTGAGAACTCTAATTGAAATCTTTACTGATGAGGGAGATGTTGTTATTGACCCTTGTTGTGGAAGTGGTTCAACTCTTCGTGCGGCAAAGTCAATAGGACGAAATTCATACGGATTTGAAATTGATAGAAATTTCTATGAGGGTGCAAAAAATAAAATGCTTACTTTTGAAAATAACCTCCAAGAAAAAATATCTATTTGAAGGGGATTAAAAATGACATTTATCGGTATAGACCCCGGTTCAAAAGGTGGAGTATCAGTAATAACTGATAAGGAAGTATATTCCTACATATATAGCGATGAAAACCTTAAAACAACATTAACAGAGTATAAAGATGACAAAGTATTTTGTGTAGTTGAAAAGGTTGGTGCTATGCCCGGACAAGGTGTTACATCAATGTTTAACTTTGGTAAGGCATTTGGGTACATTCTTGGTATGTTAGAAGCAAACAACATTCCTTATCAATTAGTCACCCCACAGACTTGGAAAAAAGAGTTTATGCTTATCCACAAAGACAAGAACGAAAGCATAAAAGTTTGCAAGAGATTGTTTCCTAATGTGAATTTGTTACCGACTTCACGATGCAAAAAAGAAAGTGACGGAATGGCTGAATCATTGCTAATTTCAGAATATGCAAGGAGGATATATAAATGCGAGAAGTAGAGTGTATATGGTGTTATAAAAAATTTAATAAAAGAAACTCTTACCAAAGACGGTGTGATGAGTGCTTACAACTTGATGCTAAAAAGAAATCCTCGAAAAAGAAAATTAAATCTATTTGGGAATGCATCAACATTATAGAAAAATATAACAAGGAGCATAAAACTTGTTATACATATGGAAATTTTCCTTTTGAGTTATGAGGTGACATTATGAATGACATCAACCAAGAATTTTTAAAAGAAATTAAAAAGTTTGGTATATATAAGGTCGCAAATAAGTCAGGTGTTTCGGTTAGCACCATTAAGTCTTGGGTTTATTTCAATGTCACACCATCATTAATTAATGCACAAAAGGTTGCTGATGCTATGGGTCTTGAATTTCTGATATTTGATAAAGAGTAATGGATAAAAGTACATTTATAAAAGTAGATAGAAACATTACATCGTGGCAATGGTTTAAGTGTCCTACAATACTTCAAGTTTTTCTTTGGTTGCTAGTCAATTCAAACATCAAAAACAATTACTTTTTAGGTGTTGAAATAAAAAGAGGACAACTTGCCACATCATATAACACTATCTGCAAAGAGTGTAATTTGAGTAAGCAAAATGTTATTACTATTCTTAATCATTTGAAATCAAGCGGAGAGATTGAAACAAAGATATATAAAAAGTTTCAACTCATAACAATAGTTAATTACGAAAAGTATCAAGGTACAGAGCAAAAGAAAGGGTATGACAACATCAATGAACTATAAGGAACTAAATACCAAACATTTTGACAACTTTCTTAAAAACTTAAATTCTAAACCAAGTGGTGTATTAACAGGGTTTTCAAGAATTGACAAAGTGACTGGTGGTTTAAGACCCGGAACAATGTTCATAATTGGTGCAAGACCGTCAACGGGGAAAACTTCATTTGCTCTTAATATTGCTTGCAATCAACTTAAACAATCGAGTGATAAGATTATATTCTTTTCTTTAGAAATGTCAGCAGAGATGATTTTAGAGCGGTTTTTTAGTGCAGAGAACAACATAGACTACAATAAATTTTCGCATAATCAACTCACAGACAAGGATAAAACAGAAATTCAAGAATCAATAGCAAAACTTAAAGAAGAAAATAGGTTTTTAATCGTTGACAATGTTTACGATGCCGATGAAATTGCAAAGATAATTTCCGAAGAAAAACCAATACTTGCAATAGTTGATTTTATACAATCAGTTACAACTGAAAAGTATTTTGATAACACAAGGTTAAGAATTGATTACATATCAAGTTTACTGAAAAGAACGGCAAAACAAACAAAGTCAGTTGTTATTGTGTTGTCACAGATAACAAGAGCAGGAAAAGACGAACCAACAATGAGCGACCTAAAAGAAAGCGGTGGATTAGAGCAAGACGGAGATTACATTGCACTAATTCATAGACCTTATGTAAACGATAAAGGTTCAGATATAAAACCGAGCAAAACACAAATTTTATTCGATAAAAATAAATTTGGTGGAACAGGCATAGTTAAGATGACATTTGACCTTGAACACCAAAAGTTCTATGAGGTGACTAGAAATGAGTGATGAACTCACAATAAACGAACGATCCAACGAAATATTAGATACCGCCTTTCAAACTGACGAGGGGAATCAAAAGGTTATTGCCTTTGCGGCAGTTACTTGTAGAAGATGTTTAGAACCAAAAATGACAGACAGTCCACAAATAGCCGAATATCGTGCTTTGCTAAAGGAATATATACTTGATAGTATTAGACTTAACGTTATACCGGCTAATATGGGTGCTTATGCGATGCTGGGAATAACTAAAGACACAAAAGGCAACTGGAAAAAAGGATTTTATGGACAAGAAAAAAAAGAGTTTGCAGAAGATATTGACAGATTATTCTCGACAATAAGAGAAATGGCGGCAATGAATGGTAAAGTCAACCCTGTTATCTATATTTTTCAAGCCAAGAGTTATGATGGGCTTAGCGATAACCCTGTATCCGAAGATAGTAAGCCAAACGAACTTGGAGAGGGTATGACATCTAAAGAAATAGCAGACAAATATGGTGAAAACATAATCATTGATGATTGAGGTGTTAAATGAAATGAAATGCAGAATACATAATAAACCAAAAAACCTTGATAAAGTTGTTAAAGATGAAATGATGCGACAGGTAAAGGAATGGGGAGAAAAATACAACATTGATATGTATGCAACTATCCTTTGGACTTTGCATGATAAGTTCGGTTTTGGCAAGAAACGATTAAAAAGGTTTTTTGAAAACTTTATGAAAAACTACGATAAATTCACTATTGAATATCAATTTGACGATACCTATGCCGAGCAAGTGAAATTAAAAGAACAATGTGGTGTAGATGTTGGAGAATGGATGAAAGAAGTAGGATTGTTAGGTGAGACTCGATGACTAAAAAGTTTCATGGTTGCAATGAGGATTGCTTAAATTGCACCTACAAAGATTGTTTAAAACCCGATAATTTATGCAAGTCTGATAGTGATTGTAAAGAAGCATTTAAAATCGGTTCGGGTGTGTCACAAACGAAGATGTATACACTGGAACTTGGTGGTTACGGTGGAAATACACCTAACATATCAAGGAAGTTTTTGTTGTAATGAGGTGATGAAATGAAAAACATACTTTCAAATATCCAACCGACCCAATACTTTCCGTTAGCACTGATTATTTTAAACTTATGTGCTGCAGGAATGTGTATCTATCAAAAAGAGTATAAGCGTGCTGTCTATTGGTTAGCGGCTGCAATATTAAATGTTACGGTTACGTTTTAAGGAGGTAAACAAATGCTAATTAAACTAAAACGAATCAAAATAAGCAATGATTTTAAGAAGACATTACCGAGAACAAGAAAAATCCGAGATACATACAAATGCTATCGAATGAAAAAGAACTTTGGTAAAGACATAGTATTGGACAAGCATAACGTACTTATTGATGGCTATACGGCATATCTAGTTGCTAAAATGGTTGGGTTGAAAAAGGTTGAGTTTGTGAGAGGTGAAAAGTGTTGAGTTGTAAATATTGTAAAGGAATAGAACCATCGTATCAAAGTTCGGCATATCACAAAATACATATTGACTCACTAGGTTCAAGAAAAGTATTGAGAGTAGAAAATATAGGATGTCCAAAATATGTAGATTGTAGCCAAAAAGATATGAACATAGGCTCTGCATTTATTATAAATTTCTGTCCTAATTGTGGTAGAGATTTAAGAAAGGTTGATAATAATGACCTTTCCCCCCAATCAAGCGAAATGGTTAAATCCGAAGCAATCAAAGAGTTTTCTGATAGGTTAAAAGAAAAAGTATTGGCTAATGATGATATGTACTGTGACGATATTCTTCAGGTAGTTGCTGATATTGACGAAACATTAGAAGAAATGGAGAGTGAAAACAAATGAAAACTTGCAGAGATTGTATTCACTTTGATATTTGCGATGTTTTTAATATATTTAATGCTGATGGTGGAATGAACTTTGAGTTTAAGACTTGTAATGATTTTAAAGACGAAGCAAAGTTTATTAAATTACCTTGCATTAGAGAATTTTTAAATGGGGAACATATAGCATATGAGGTTATTGATTGGAGTTTGAATTACGGATTTACAACTTCATCATATAAAACAATAAAAGAAGCCAAAGCAAGGTTAAAGGAGTTGAATGGTAATGCGTGAAATATTGTTTAGAGGTAAACGAGTAGATAATGATGAATGGGAATATGGATATTATTGCGAAACTGAAAATCAAACACTTCATAAATTTTTGATTGTTCCAAGTTATGCGAGTATATGTTATGGGTTAGATGTTATCCCCGAAACCGTAGGACAATACACAGGACTTACCGACAAGAACAGCACAAAGATTTTTGAGGGAGATATTGTACAGTACAACACCGATATGGATTTTGATTGTCAATCTATCGTTAAATTTGGAGAATACAAACAAGACGGAAGTGGTGGAGAATATACGATAAGAAAATGTTTAGGTTTCTATGTTGAAGTTGATAATTTCACTTGCCCCGATTGGTGCGAAAATGACACCGATTGTTTTAGCGAATATTTATGGGAACAAAATCTATTAGAGGTAGCAAATAAATGTGAAGTTATCGGCAATATACACGATAATCCCGAATTGTTAAAGGAGTTGAGCAAATGAGATACATAGATGCGGATGAAATTATTGAGGATTTGAAAACCGAAAAAAGTAATCTATATTTTAACGGATTAAAAGGTACTCCAAGACCGAGAACAATATCGTTTCAAGATGTTATAGAAAGAATTAACGATACACCTACCGCAGATGTTAAACCTATTGTTCGTGGGGAATATATATTGGTGAGAAAAGATGATAACGATATGCCAATATACAAATGTTCAATTTGCGGGACTAAAAGATATGGCAGACAGTATTTTTGCTTTCACTGTGGTGCGGATTTAAGTGGTAGAGGTGATAAGTAATGTGTGAATATCTAAAATTAGATGCAAATGGAGAAAGTTATTGCTCTTATACAAACAATTGGTGTACTCTATGCATTTTTGGTAATTCCAAAACCTATAATGAGGCAAAAGATAAAGAGTTGAGAGGTGATAAGGGATGAAAACTTGTAGAGATTGTATACACCGCAAAGTATGTGGTACGATAAGTAATTTTTATGGAACATTTGGTGAAAATACAGTGAATGAACTTGATTGTGATTATTTCGAAGACAAATCAAACTACAAAGAGGTTGTGAATTGTAAAGATTGTAAGTTTGTAGGTGTTAAAGATTTTGCATACGGGTATTGTCAGTATGACAGAGGATTAACTGGTATTGTCAAACCTGATGACTATTGTTCAAGAGGGGAAAAGAAATGAAAGAAAAAACTATTTGTTATTTAACTAAAGAATTAGCAAGAGCAAAGAAATCACTAGAGGATGCAAATACTAGACCGAACTGTCCGGCAGAACAGATAATAAATTTAAACAACAAAATACGAATGTTTGATAGTTTGTTGTGTTTAGTTGAAAAATGTTGGTAAAGAGGTGAATTGTTTGGATTGGAGAGAAGAAGCCTACAAGTTATCTTTAAAGGGATATAATTCTAGGGAGATAGCAACAATGTTAGGCACAGACCAAGAAAAAACAAGGAATGCTATTAAAAAACGCAGAAAAAAGTACGGAACAGTACGAGTAAATAGGGGGCAGAAAACTACGGATTCAATTCCCACAAATGTTACTACAACCACCAAATCAAAGTTTACATATTCTAATGACATTTGTACATATGAGGACGAGTTTATTTCTGCTGATGGTAAGGAAATAACAGTAGATAAAGCATTAGAATTAAAAGGACTTAACAAGGAAGAATGGGAAGTTACTTCTTTTGTTGTGAACACTTGGCAGAGTGGAGACCAAAACAAATATCAGTTTAAGTTATCTGTAAGACCAAAAAAAGATACAGAAATAACCTTTGCAGATATTGATGAGTTTTTTGAAAATAAAACTTTTAAGAATACTCCGCCACAGATTAACACAAAGTACAACAAATATGGAGAAATACTTGAAATTGATATTGCCGACTTGCATTGTGGTTTACTTGCTTGGAGAGCAGAAACAGGCAAAGATGAAGATTTGCATATAACCGCAGAAAGGTTTTTATCAGGCATTGATGAAATAGTTTCAAGAAATATCAACAAAGATATTAAAGAGATTTATTTGTGTGCTTTAGGTGACATTATTCACATAGATAACGATAATAACACTACAACCAAAGGAACACCACAACAAGCAGATGGTAGAATAGCAAAGATATTTGACTTTGCCTTTGATACTATGAATGAAGCATTAAACAAATTGAGAGTATTAAATGCAGAAATTCATTACATTTATCTTTGTGGCAATCACGATAGGAACACAGGCTATTATCTTGTTAAAACCTTGCAACTAGCAAATAAGGATATTTGTTTTGATATATCACCTAATCCGCAGAAAGCAATACACTTTGGTAATATTCTTGTTGGATTATCTCACGGAGATATGCAGAAGAAAAACAAAGGCACTTGGTTATTGAATGATTATCGTAAAGAGTTCGGTGAAAGTGAATTTGTGGAAGAACATTGTGGACATCTTCACACAGAAGGATTGCAGTATATTAACGGGGTGCTTTGCAGAAATGTTTTAGCACAATGCGGTAATAGTTTTTGGGAACATAAAGAAGCATACAGGTCTTTGCGTGGGATAATGTCTTTTGTTTGGGACGAGCAGAAAGGACTTAAATCAACACAGTATGTATATTTTTAGGTGATTATATGATATGTGAAGAATGCGAGATATTCCAAATGCAGAAAGAAAAAGCATTATTGGAAAACAATTCCGTATATGATGCGGTTATAGATGTAAACTTATTTTTAGAAAAATGCAGAAAAAATTGCAGAAAGGTAAAAGACAATGGAAGTAAAAATTGACAGAACACAAAACGGTTATTTACTTAAAATTAACGATGAAACTATTTGTTGTTATCCGTCCATTATGAAAGCCGTAGAAGTCGCAGAAAGGATGATACGATAGTAATAATGTGCAGAAAGGCAATGTGCAAGAACTGTCTATTCTATAAGCGGTGTAAGTTTTTGTATATAGAATATATTACGGGCGAATTTAAAGACAATGACTTATGCCGGGATTATATACCAATAACAATATTGGAGGAGGTGCAGAAAGTGGGAAAGAAAAAGAAAGGTTGCGGAAAGTAAAGCCGCAGAAAGGGAATACAGGCTATCCCAAAATAAAATAAATGAATCAAAAAAAGACTGTCATGTGTTATTAATGGCAGTCTTTATATATTAATGAATGATTTTATTATAACTATGCTTTGAATACTTGTAATGTCTTGTACAATCGCCTGTACTGCGTTTTTATATTAAAGCAATATAAATATATTACTAAAGATATAAACACGATACAAGGCAAAATATAGAATGATATATAAAATAATAACCGCCTGACTTCTACATCAAGCGGTTAATATTATTTATATTTTATCCAAAAATCAATACGTTTTAATAATTCTATATCGGGTGTTAACGGTATACCTACAAGTTTTAACCCGTTACTACTTCGGTGGTATGCTGTGCCATGAGGCGGTAATGTTTCAGCACCGGCAATATTAATTATTTGTTTTGATTCTATAGCGGTATCGCATTTTAATGCGACTTTATCCGTAAAATTTAGTGTTAATTCAGCCGGTATTACTCTTCTATTTGGGCATTGGGTACAAGCGATTAAATGTATTTTAGCGGCTCTTCCTAATTGGGCGATGCGTTGTAATCGTGGCATAACTTCCTTTTTACAAGTTGTCATAAGGTCACCTAACTCATCAATTATTACATATATAGCGAAATCATCATATAATTTTATATGTTTTCTTTGCATATATTTGTATCGATATTCCATTATATCAATTGTATAGTCTAATGCTTTAATAATATCTTTGTTTTCTGTGCAATATTTTAACGTGTGCGGTAGTTTTTTATAACTATTTAATTCTACTCGCTTCGGATCTATTAAAATAAACTGACAGCCTTTGTCTGAAACGGGCGAACATTTCGCCAGTAATGTATAAATAATTGAATTAAGCAAAACAGATTTACCCGAACCAGTCGCTCCTGCTATGAGTAAATGCGAACCCTTTAACATATTATCACAGTTAACCCAATAATCCATATCAGGCAAGTAATACTTTTTAGTACGTTTAAATATCATTTTTTAACCCTCCAAAAAAGGCGGGGTTAACCGCCTTTAATACTTTTATTATGCTATTAATATTCCATTAAGCATATATATTATTGAATGTTTCTAGCATCCCGTTTTTACTAGCAAAAATATATTGAATGTTTTTTGCTCTCTCCGAATTAAAGCCATAATGGCGGCACAAATTAAAGATTCTTGCTAATTTGGTTATATCAGTACATTTTTTCTTATATTCTGCATATTCGGCGATAGTATAAACCCGGATGCAATACGCGTAAATGTTTACATCAATAACTATTTTTTTATCATTGTAAAAAATACTAGATACTGTGTGGAAGTCATTAGTATCATTAAAATCCAATAAAATCATATTCGGATGAATAGTATATTTAAAATCATATTTTTTTGACAGGTTTTTAACCTTTTTTAATAAAATACCGTCCATTGCTTTTTAACTCCTTTTAAATAGTTTTTTTAATTTGTTCTCAAACTTAATATATTTTTCTTCATTAAATACCGACCAAAACACGAAGGCAACAAGTATAATTTCAAATATAGAATGTAATAGCATTTTTATATACCTGCCTTTAATACTCTATTTGTTCAAGTTCTGACATACAGGTATTAATTTCTTCGGATATTTCAGACGGTAGCCATATTTCTTCTTTTTCAGTACCCCAAACAATAGTTATATTGTTATTAACGGTATCAATATAAACACATGGTCCGCCCAATGTAACGAACAACCGGCAACCGATTAATATTTTTTGACTATTTAATGTAATGTTATAGTCAAGTACATCATTACATATATAATCGTAAAATGTTTTTTGTTCGTTTTCTTCTGTCATTTCAATACCGTTATAAATGTTTTCTAATTCTTTTCTGATGTTTTCAATATAATTTTTGCTTTCCATTTTAAAAAACTCCTTGTATTTATATTTAATTTAATGTATAATACAAGGGAAATATAATACACCTTGTATTATGTTTTGTGGTGCTTCTGTCCGTTTTTGGTCTGCAAACTTTCAAACGGGCGGAAGTTTTTATTTTGTTTTTTCTTTTGCGATGTCTTCCCAGATTAACTGTTTTATATATCCGGCTTTATTGGGTACGCTTTCAAGTTTTTGTATAATGTCTTGTTCTGTGTTCATCATAAATCTAATAGCAAAACTTTTTGTTTTTTCTTTGTGGTATTTCTCTTGGGCCGCGTAATTTGTCCGCTTTTCATATCGTTTTTGTGTTTCTAATTTAGATATTGGCTTTCCCTCCCGTTCGTTTTTTCTTGCCTTTTTTGAAATGTTTTGTTATAATTGTTAATGCAGAAGAAGCGGCGGCAAGTACCGCTTCCGTTTGCATTTCGTTTGTGGTTCGGCTTAATTGTCCGAACCTTTTCTTTTTGCTTCTTCGATTACTTCGTTTATTAGTTCTTTTGCCTTTTCGATGTTATCACTTTCAAGTAATGCCTTAATTGAAAGTAATAATGTAAGTAACTCTAACCTTGTCATGTCTTCTTTCATTATCTATCCTTTCTGGCTCTTGCCTACCGTATTATCAAGTGGTATATCCTCTTGACATTATTTATTATATCATATGTATTGCACTATGTCAATAACTATTTTAAATATTTTATTTTTCTTTTTGTATTGCTATTCTTAACAGCCGTTTAATTTCGGTTTGTTTTGGTTTGTCTTTTAGTTTTTCAATAATGTCTGCATCAGTGTTATGATTTAATTTTAAGCCGATAAAATCAGTATTATTTTTTATCCACTCTTTTTTTGCGTTTGAATCTGGCACTGATTTACCTCCTCTTTAATATAAGAATAATTGCAGTTATGGAAAGTATAAAACTAATGATGCTCAAAGCGAATTGTATTATAACTAACATAATGTTGACAAAAACGGCTAATAATAATATAATGATTGGAGAAAGGGCGGAGGCTTTCCGCCCTCCCTTAATCATTTAATCAATGTTCTTATTATGTCGATTATTGCATTGATTAAGTTCACGATAGCAGTAATAAGTAAGAGTATTTTTACTTCATTATTGCTATCTTTTTTATTAGCCATTTTTTTATATCCTTTCTAAAGACTTGGTTAATCTCTTAACCTGTGATTATATTATATCATAGGTTAAACCTATTATCAATAATTATTTGAAATATTTTTTAAAAAGTTTTTTATGTGTTCTACCCGTTGCGATGCGTTGTTATAATATGCTTTAATTTGGCTTGTACGGTGTTTTATATGTTACCAAGTATTTAATTATATCAATTGTTTAATATGGTATAGTGTGTATTATATTGTTGTTCGTGTGTTGTGTGTTGAATTATATGTTATTTGTGTTGTGTGGGTGGTAGGTAACCGCACCCAATTTCAACACGTTTTAAAATATGCCCGGTTGAATTGTTCCACCGTTTATTATATGATATAACATTAATCATTGTATGTCAACATATTTCTATACAAATGACTAATATTTTTTGAATACCCAGTATAAATGGCTTGAAATGGGCATTACGAATTATACATAATAAGTATTTAGTATAATTCATCGGTTAAACTGGCTGTTTATCAGCCTTACGGGGTCGGGGGATATATGCATCCACCGCCATGCCCCAGTAACCCCACTAAATTTCCCAAAAAATCAAAAAGCCTTTTCCACACAAAATATGTAAACTTTATGGTTTACAAACAAACCGCAAAAAACCACTAAAAACCACCAAAAATAACTGATAAATCGTATACACACATCTTGACAATTGTAAACATATATGTTACAATATTAAAAACCTAAATAACGAAAAGGGGATTAGAGATGCAAAGTAGAGATATAATTAAAGCAATATGTGACTTGCATGGAACAAGAAAATCGTGGTTAGCCAAAAGATTAGGATTAAGTCGACAAGCAATATATCAAAGATTAGATAGACCCGATTCAGTTTTAGAGATGAATATAAACACATTTGTAGATATGGCTAGTGCGTTAAATTACAAAATAGTTGTTATGCCTGAAAACAATAAGACACCTGAAAATGGATATATACTCACTAACGATTAGAAGCAGAAACTAGAGATACACACACGAACGGAGAGAGGGTGTGTATATATATATTCTTTAATTGGTATTAGAAAAAAATATGTCAAGTCTCGGAGGCCGCTCCACAAAAGGGTTTGAGGGCAATTCCTACCGTATTAGTAGAGTATTAGGAAAAAGAGTGCTAAATCTCGCAAGCCTTTCTACAAGCGGTTTTGAGGGTATAACCTATCGTATTAGTAGGTTATGAGTGCTAATTTGCATTTTTGATAATAAAAAAATCCCCAAAAAATAAAAAAGACTATCCATAGAGTATGTTGGATAGAGTAAGTCAAAGTATGGACTATGAGTTAATTCTCGTAGTCTATTTTTTTATCTATTTTTAAAAGAGAGGTATAGTATGAACGAAAGACAATTAGTAGGGAAGTTAATCGGTAAGGCACAAGAGGGAGATTATTCAACATTGTATGATGCCTTTGAATTAGTTAGAAATATTGAGGAAACTGGATTATCAATCATATCAAATTCAGTGGGTGAGAATGCTACAAGGGTTTATGACAAGAATAACTTTCGGTATGCACATAACTTTTCAAAGACTATTCGTAATTTGGCAGGTGCAGGTGTCAAACAAGGCTATGGTGTTAAAATGCTAGACTTGTATAAAAAGACTTTATTGTTTGATGCACCATTTGACTTTGATTGTGCTATTCGTTATGCTGAATTTAATCGTGACCCACAAAAGAAGTTCTATGAGCCAAGAAGAAAACAACTATTTCCAATAGTTAAAGACTTGCAAAGGTTAGAAGATGATGAGTTAGACTTATTGTGTATTAGTTGCCCGCCGGGAATTGGAAAAACCACGATTGCAGAGTTCTTTATTTGTTGGGAAGCATTAAAGCACCCTGAACTTACTACACTTGGTGGTAGCCATTCTAATTCATTCTTGCGTGGTGTTTACGATGAAATAAATCGTATGACAGACTCACAAGGCGAATATCTGTGGAGAAATATATTCCCCGAAATAGGTTTTAAAGACACTAAGGCTAAAGATATGCGTATTGACTTTGGTTCTCCTAAACGATTTGAAACTATAGAGTTTTCTTCTATTGGTAGTGGTAATGCAGGTAAGGTTCGTGCTTCTAATTTACTTTATTGTGATGACCTTGTAGATGGTATTGAAACTGCTATGAGTAGAGATAGATTAGAGAAACTTTATCAGCAATATACTACCGACTTGCGACAAAGAAAGATAGGTAAGTGCAAGGAATTGCATATTGCAACTCGTTGGAGTGTTCATGACCCTATTGGAAAACTTAAAGAAAAATATGGCGAAAGCGATAGAGCAAAGTTTATTACTTTATCTGCTCTTGATGAAAACGATGAGAGTAATTTTGATTATCCGTATAATTTAGGCTTCACAACTCAATTTTATCACGAACAGAGAGATATTATGGATGAAGCATCGTGGAGAGCATTGTATCTTAACATTCCTATTGAACGAGAGGGACTTTTATATTCTCGTGATACTTTGAGAAGATATTTTGAGTTGCCTGATACTGAACCCGATTCCATTCTCTGTGTGTGTGATACTAAAACTACTGGTTCAGACTATTGTGTGTTGCCAGTAGCCTATCAGTACGGACAAGATTTCTATATCGAAGATGTTGTTTGCGAGAACTATGCACCTGATGTTGTTGAAAATTCTCTTGTAAATATGCTATGTAAACATAATCCTCAAATGGCACAGTTTGAATCTAACGTAGCAGGTGGTAAACTCGCACAAATAGTACAAGAAAAGATTAGAAAAAAAGGTTGTAGAACAAAAATCACATCAAAATGGACACAAGCCAATAAAGAAACAAAAATCCAAGTAGAATCACCGTGGGTATTAGACCATTGTTTGTTTAAAGATGATAGTGTTATCAAAGGTGGTGCTTTCAAAGAATATCGTTCAATGTTAGACCAACTTACACAGTATACTCTAGCAGGTAAGAATAAGCACGATGATGTTCCTGATGCATTCGCACAGTTGTCTATTTTCGTTCAAGGGATTGGTGGAAATAGAGTTAAAATTGGCAAAAGACCATTTTAGAGGTTAATATTTTATACTACTGTACAATATATTGTACTTATTTGCATATAGATTACTTTACAAACACAAAATATATTAATAAAATATAGATGTAGTAGTATCTTATTGCTATTTACAAATGCTTTCATTTTCTCCTCTCAACGAAAGGGTGGTTGCTAATATGATTGATATTCGGGAACTACCCGAAGTAGTTGAAATCATTAACAGTATGCTTAATGATGGAAAAATAATCGAGTTAAAAAACGAAAGTCACAAAAAAGATACGGTAAATGTGACAGTAGTAGAGATAAATAGAATATTGAGAACAAAAAAGCCTAATGCGAAGTAGGGCATAGGTTTTAAAGTCAAAGTAAGGACTGTAACTTCACACAAAAAAGTGTGTTGTTATAGTCTTTTTTTATTTTTAGGTGGTGGCAGAGTGAGAACATACGGAAGAAAAGTTTTATACACAAACACAGATGAAATCAATGAGCAAAACATAATAGCCGAATTAAGAAAAGTTTTACCTGCACACATACAGAATGTAGGTGAAATCGAGTATCTGTACAACTACTACAAGGGCAAACAACCAATTTTAACAAGAAAGAAAGAAGTTCGTCCTGAAATCTGCAACAAGATTGTAGAAAACAGAGCAAATGAAATCGTGTCTTTCAAAACTGGCTACCTTGTAGGTGAACCGATACAGTACGTTTCAAGAGGATTAACCAAAAAATCCTCTAAAGAGATTGAGAAGTTAAATAGTTATTTGTTGAGTGAGAATAAATCGGCAAAAGATGAGGAGTTAGCCGATTGGCAAAACATTTGCGGTACTGCGTACAGAATGATATTGCCAAAGATAGACTTTGACGAGGAATTAGGGGAATCGCCTTTTGATTTAATTACTCTCAATCCTAAAAATGCTTTTGTTGTTTATTCTTCAAAGTTGGGTAACAAGCCAGTTTATTGTGGTTATTCGTATAAAGATGATAACAAACAGACCGTTTACTGTATTTACACAAAAGATAATTACTTTGAAATTGAGTGCCAAACAATTAAGCATTCTAGCAAAGTTAATTACAACTTGTTAGGTAAAAAAGATTACACACTTGGTATCTTGCCGATTATCGAATATCCGGCAAACAAATCACGATTAGGTGCTTTTGAAATAGTTACTGACTTGCTAAATGCAATCAACCTATTTGATTCAAACAGACTTGATGCAGTTGAACAGTTTGTACAGAGTTTAATCGTACTTAAAAACTGTGAGTTGCCCGAAGATGAAGATGGGAACACCATTGACGGCAACGCAATTCGCCAAGCAGGTTTAATTCAACTTAATTCTGTAGGCGAAAACAAAGCGGAATTTGAAATACTTGCACAACAGTTAGACCAAGCACAAAACCAAACTCTTAAAGATGATATGTACCAAACAGTATTAACAATCGTTGGTATGCCATCTCAAGCAAGTGGTGGTACTTCCGATAGTTCAAACAATGGTGCAGTAATCCTAAAGAATGGTTGGCAGAGTGCCGAAGCAAGAGCAAAAAAGAGTGAAACCATTTGGCGAGAGAGCGAAACCAATGCCATTAAGGTAATGATTCGCATTTGCCGTGATTTAAGTGACATCAAAATAGATGTTAGCGATATTTCCGTTAAGTTTACTCGTAGAAACTATGAAGATATATCTACAAAGTCAAATGTACTTGTTTCATTACTCAACAATCCAAAGGTTGCACCAATTGATGCCTTTACAGTTTGTGGTTTATTCCCTGACCCCGAAGAAGCCTGTAACAGAGGTCTTAAATACTATGAGGAACAATCTAATAAGGGTATTAGTGAAAAGCCTACAGAGGACAATATAGACCCCAATAACGATAAGGAATTAGAAGATGGAACAAATACTGATAAACAGGTATCTAGCAAAGTTTGATGAACTAAATACATCAATCGTATCAGTTATGAATGCTGAAAACGAAAAGAAAGCCATTGAAGAATTTGATGACATTCTGATTGATGCTTATATAGAGGGATTTGCTTCTGCAAGGTACATATTAGGCGATGTAGATATGGATAAGGCAAAACTTAACTCAAGCCTTAAACAATCGTATGACGGAGTAAGTATTCAAGACAAGATGAAAGAATACTACAACACCAAAGACGAGATGTCTGCCAAAAACCTAATAGATAGTGAGTTCCACAGAATGTATAACACGGCAAGGAACAATGCTTTTGTTGGGTTTAAAAAACAATGGATAACGGTTGGTGATGAACGAGTACGAACAAATCACGAACTGTTAGAGGGTGTAACTGTTGAATCCAATGAAAGATTCTACACGATAGATGGCGATAGTGCTTTGTTCCCCGGTGGTTTTGCAAATGCCGAGAACAATGCGAATTGTCGATGTATAGTCGACTATTTAATTTAGGACATCTCCCACTAACCTCTCAAGTATGGTACAAATTGTACCCCTCTTGGTGTGCATTATGTGGGTGGTTTGTTTAAGAACTCAAGCGAACGTTTAAGAACACAAGCAACTATAGTATTCTTGCAAAAAACAATTAGTCGAAGTAATAGACGAAAGTATTTTTGATTTTTCCTTTGATGTGGTTGCAAACACAAAGAGGTGAGGTTGCAGTATTGGTCAGTAAAGACATAAAAATCCGATTAGCATTGTGCGATAACATTGCAGAGACAAATGCCGTTTAGCGGTCGGGAGTGTCAGTAATGCCTCCCAATATGCGGTGATAGTTTAATTGGTAAAATGTCGGTCTCCAAAACCGAAGATAAGGGTTCAAATCCCTAAACCGTGCCATTGCGGTAGAGAAACCGCATTATAAAATTCGCACTAAATTATGACAGAGAAGTCAATAAAACGCAAAGTAAGAATAGCACAGAGAAGTGACTTTAACAAACGCAAAGGAGTATGTTTTATGAAGTATGACACGAAAACAATCGAGAACTTTGAAAATTTATCCGCAGATGAGTTGAGAGCAGTTATTTCCAATATGGATGTGCCTGATACCAATTCAAATAACGATGATGTTACAAAGTTAAAAAATGCCTTAAATAAGGCAACTGCCGAAGCAAGTGATTTTAAGAAACAGTTGCGAGAGCAAATGAGTGAATCCGATAGGTTAAAGGCAGAGAGAGAAGAAGCAGACAAAGCCAAAGATGAACTTATAAAGAGTTATCAAAGAAAAGAAGCAGTCGGTAATTACACCACAAAATTAGTTGCATTAGGACTAGATTTAGATACTGCAAAGAAAACGGCAGAGAGTTTACCAAATGATATTAACGATAATTTCTTTACATCTTTATCTAACTTTAAGGCAGATTTTGAGAAAAGTATTCGTGCCGACATCACGAAAGATACACCAAGACCCGGTGGAGGTAACACTGACAATAAAATTTCAAGAGAAGACTTTGCAAAAATGAGTTACAAAGACAGATTGAAATTAAAAAGTGAAAATCCTACCGAATATGAAGCATTGAAAGGTGGGGAAGACAATGCCGAATAAAAACACACCAAAGAAACCCACTAATACTGCTAAACCACAAAAGGCAGTAGCAGAAGAAATCAAAGAAGAAATAAAGGTTGAAAAACCGATAGAAACAAAAATAGTAAAGGACAAGCCTATTGTTTGTTCTTTCTAAAAAGAAAGGAAAATTACTATGGCAGATATTACAAAAATCAAAGACCTTATAGACCCCGAAGTAATGGGTGACATGATTGCCGCTAAAGTTGAAAAAGGCATTACCGCACTTCCTTATGCAACAGTTGATACAACTCTTGCAGGTGGTGAGGGTAGCACAATCAAAGTTGCACAGTTCGTATGGGATGGCGAAGCAGTAGAAGTACCCGAGGGTACAGAAATCCCACTTCGTAATCTTGGCTCAAAGAGTGCTGATTACAAAGTTAAGAAAATTGGTATCGGTACTGAATTATCAGACGAAGCAGTTTTGGAATCACATGGTGACCCAATTGGTGCTTCTGTTCAGGGAATTGCAAATTCTATCCTTGCTAAACTTGACGAAGATACAGTAGGTGAATTGTACAAGGCTTCTACAATTAAAGCCGTTGATTCCTTTGGCTATGATGCTATCGTTGATGGTGTTGATTGCTTTAACGAGGAAGAGAATGGTGAAAAGGGAATGCTCGTTCCACCACATCTTATCTCTGCACTTCGCAAAGACGATGACTTCATTGATAAGACCAAATATGGCAATGATGTAATGATGAACGGCGAAATCGGTATGGTTTCAAATGTTCGCATTAAGGCTTCAAAGAGAGTTGAGGGTGTAGGTGGTTTCTACTATGCACCTATCGTTAAGTTTGGTCTTGATGAAAATGATGCTATGCCTGCAGTTACATATTTCATTAAGAGAGATACAAACATTGAAACAGACCGTAAATCACGCAAGAGAACTACTGAAATCACAGGTGACCAACTTTACACAGTTGCTCTTACTAACGATAGCAAGGTTGTTCTTGTTAAAGTTGGCGGTGCTGAAATTAAGTGCAAAAAGATGTACGAAGATGTTTATAAATATCCGGGTACAAATGTTGAACTTGCTAATGCAAACATTAGCGGTAAGGTAACAGGTGCTATTTCATCTTCCACAGGTACATACACAATTAAGTTCAATGGTAAAGCAAAGACACTATCTGCTTCTGATAGAACTGCTCTTGGATTTGATGCTTCTGCTACTCACTACCTTAACTACTCTCTTGAAATTCCGGGTGCAGGCATTAGTGATACCGCACCGACAGTTACTTTCGGTGGTGCAACTGTTCCTGCTAACCAAATGAGAAAGATAGGTCAGTCTTGGTACGTTGATTCCGTAGCAGCAGTTAAGTTAAGCGGTTCTTCCATTGTTCTTGCATCGGGTCAGAGTACAATGCCTGCTATCGTTTGCGGTGGCATTACATCTACATTCACACCTAACTTTGATGGTGTAACTCTTGAAGCCTAATTTTGATTAACTGAAAGGAGATATGCAATATGACAGAAGCAGATAAAATTGCTTATGTAAAATGCCTTATAGGGGACAGTGAAGAAGCAACTGACGAGGTTATAACCGCATATCTCCTTAAAGCAAAAATGGCGATTCTTAATAGGCGATATACAACAATGCCTGATAACCCAATTTTTCCTAAAAGGTACGATATTGTTCAATGCGAACTTGCGGAACGATATTTCAACCGTAGGGGTGCGGAGGGCGAAATCTCTCATAATGAAAACGGCATTAACCGTTCATATAAATCTGTTAATGATGATGATTTGCTCTCCGTAATCGTTCCAGTAATACAGGTGAAGTAAATGAGAACACTTGATAGAAATAAAAAAACCTTTTATTACTCACTATCAAATGGTAGTGCAGAGATTACCGAAGATGGTTTGAAAACAGGTAGATATGAAACTACCTATGCACCATTCAAAAGGTTCAAAGGTAATATTTCACCTGAAAAGGGAAACATCGTTTCAAAGCAATACGGATTATCGTGTTCGTATGGAAGAACAATCGTAACTGATGATATGAATTGTCCTATTCAAATCAATTCACTCTTATGGATAGGAGTTGTCCCACAAATAGACAATACAGTTCCTATGAGAACTAAAACCCCACACAATTATATTGTTGAAAGAATATCCAAAAGCCTTAACCAAATTACGATTCAAGTAAAGCGAGTTGAATAGTTTTGAAGATACAAATTTCATTAGACAAAAAGAGTATTGACAAAGCAATAAAACAACTTGAAAAGTATAAAAAGAAGTTAGATAAGAACTCTGAAAAGGGTTGTATGAAAATTGCCAAAAAACTTGCTGAAATCGGTCAAGAATATGCAACAAATGGTTTTGGTGGTGCTTTGTATGATGGTACTAATGATACAGTTGTTACTTACGAAAAGACCGACAATGGATATAAGATAATTGCAAGTGGCAATGCCGTTTGTTTTATTGAATTTGGTGCAGGTGTTTATTATAACGGTTCGGGAAGTAATTATCCCGGAATTAAACCACCTGAAATAAGTGGAATCGGAGAATATCCAAGTGAAGATGGTACTGTAAAAGGTTATGGTAAGCGACAAGCATGGGGTTTCTATGATAATGGTGGTTTAGTTATCACCCACGGAAATCCGCCATATTCCGTAATGTATAGGACAAAGCAACAACTAATAAAAGAATTACCAAAAATAGCAAAAGAGGTGTTTAGCAAGTGATAGATATAGAAAATAAGGTGTTTAATGATGTATCTGTTGACTTGATAAGCACCTATTCTACTTTATATCCAACATTAACACGATATAGTGAATATGTTGAACTACCCACACAGTTTCCATGTGTTTCATTTTATGAGGAAAGCAATGTTGTAAATAAGAGTATGTCTACTCTTAACGAGATAGAAGCCTTTGCAGATGTTTCTTATAATTGCAATGTTTATGCCAATAGTGGAGATAAGAAAAAGACTTGCAAGGATATTGCTTCTACTATTAGTGATACGATGAAACGATTAGGGTTTGTAAGAACATTTTACAACCAAATACCTAATGCAGACCGTACTGTATATCGCATTACAATGCGTTTTGAGGGTACTGTTGAAAAAGGTATTACCAATGGCACAAATACCATTTACAGAGTACATTAAGGAGAGATTTTATGAATATATGTCCTTATTGTGGTAGACCAATAGACAATGAGAAAATTTGTCCTTATTGTAAAGCAGAAATACCACATAAAGAATCTAAAAAGGAGGAAAAACAATGAGTTTAGAAATTATGACGGTTGGTGCAAAAGTTAAGTATTGCAGAGAGACAACCGCAGGTACAAGACCTACAACTGGTTATGTCGAGTTGCCCGATGTTAATGAAGCACCTGAAATTGAGTTATCAACCGAATCCATTGATGTATCAAACATCAGTGACAAAATCACAAGGTATAAAGCAGGTAGGCAAGACCCCGGCGGAGATAAGACATTCACCCTTAACCACACCGAAGCAGTTATTACCGCATGGGAAGCACTTGTTACTGCCGAAGCAACCGCAAATGGAAAGAGACTTTGGTTTGAGTATTATTTCCCCGGTGCTACAAAATCATTCTTTTGGGCAGGTGAACCCCAATCACTTGGTAGTGCAGGCATTAAACAAAATGCTATGGACACTATTACGGCACATTGTATATGCAATGATGTTGCAGGTTGGTCTGCCGCTTCAACAACCTAATTTATTAAGGGTGACAACTTAATACAGTTTGTCACCCTATTATTTTATTTGATTTAAGAAAGAGATGTTATTTATGAATGAGAAGATTAAACCAATTGTATTAACTGATACTGAAACAAATAAATCATATACACTTGAATTTTCAAGGGATAGTGTATCTTTTGCAGAACAAAGGGGTTTCCTTATTGAAGATATGGAAAAATACCCACAAACAAAAGTTAGAGAGTTTTTTTGGTATGCATTCCGTATGCACCACAAGAATTTAGCAAAGGTAAATACAGATGCTTTATTAGAAAAATGGTTTGGCGGTGTTGCCGATATTCCCGAAGCAATTATTGAAAGACTTGCGGAATTATGGTCTGCAACATTTACTACATCCACAGGCGATGATGAAGAACCAAAAAAAGACAATGTGATGGTGGAGATGTAATACAAGTAGAAAAATCTACTCCATCACTTACTGAAATATTTGAATCTGCTTGCCCTTACTTTATGTCAATAGGAATGTCATATGATGAATATTGGTATGGTAGTCCTTATTTGATACAAGTATATGCAAAAGCAGAAGAACATCGACAAGCGAAATTAAATCAGGATTTGTGGTTACAAGGTCTTTACAACTATAAGGCTTTTAGTAGTGTCATGGATGCTTTCTCTTGGGGTCTCAATGGTTGCAAAGGAAAAAAACCTGATGGATATATAGAAAAGCCATTGCCTATCACAAAGTTAGAACAAGAGGTAGAAAAACAAGAGAGAATACAACACACGTTAGATTTCTTTATGAACGGACAAAAGTAGGTGAAATAATTGGGTGCAGTTAAAGTTGAAGGATTGGAACTTGATATTGTTGCAAGTGGCACTAAAGGTGCGGTTGGTGAAATTAATAAATTGGTAAACAGTTTAAGTAACCTAAAAGATATTATTTCCGGGAGTTTTGATTTATCTAAAATTTCAAAAGAACTTAAAGATTTTGATAGTAGCATTGGAAAACTTAAAAACATATCAAAACTTGATAACCTATCAAAAGGATTAGAAAAACTCAAAAGTATGTCATCCCCAAACATCCGTAAACTAAAAGTTAGGATAAAAGACACTTCACCAACCCAAGATCCAAGTAAATCAAGTAGTGATACACAAGAAGGTAATAATACTGTTAGCCGTTGGACTAAATTAAAAGATGTTTTAGGCAACGTCAAAAAAAACTTAAAACAAACAGCAAAAGCATTTACAGATGTAGAAAAATCAACTCACAAAAGCAATTCTGCTTTAGGTAAATTTTTGTCATCTATAACACGAATTGCCTTTTATCGTGCTATTCGTTCTGCTTTAAAGGCAATCGTAGATGGAATTAAGACAGGTACAAATAACTTATACGAATTTAGCCGTGCTTCTAATGGTGAGTTCTTTCAGACAATGAATAGCATTGCTACAAGCCTATTGTACCTTAAAAACTCAATTGGTGCGGCTTTTGCACCGCTAGTAAATGCAGTATCACCTATACTAACCAAGATTGTTGATAGTGCGGCAAAAGCATTTAATATTCTTGGTGCTTTACTTGCTAAAGTTACAGGGAAAACTCAAATGCAAGTTGCAAAGAAAGCAGTTACAGAGTATGCAAGTGCAACAAATAAAGCGGCAAAAGCAAACAAAGAATTTACTGCTAGTTTTGATGAACTAAATGTTATGAGTGACAATGCTTCGAGTTCAGTAGATTCTACTACACCGAGTTATGGAGATATGTTTGAAACTGTAAATGTCGATAGTGTACTACCACAGGACACAAGCAAGTGGGATGCTACATTTGCATTATTAGAACAGTTAAAAATATCGTTTGGTAATTTAATGGAAACTGCTTCTATTTTAGCACCTGTTGTTGGGTGGTTATGGGAAGAAGTAGTAGCACCTGCCGTTACCGACTTTTTAACAATACTGAATCCCATTTGGGACGGATTTAATGGTATTTTGAGATGGTTTGGTGATTGGTGTAAATCCCATCCATCAATAGTAAATGTGATGGCTACTACATTAAAGGTATTTTTTGAAATCCTTGTAGTTTATTTAATAACTAAAAAGATTGCATCAAGCATTGTTAAGTTTGCAGATAGTCTTAAAACATTTGCAGGGTCTTGTGATAAGGCAAAATTGAGTTCAGGTCTTACCGCAATAGCATTTTCCGCTTTGGTTATTGAGATAGGCAAAATTGTTCAAAATTGGGATAAAATGTCGAAAGGTCAAAAAATAGTAGCGGTGTTAGGTGCAATAGCAATAGCCGCCGCAGGTGCAGCCGCCGCAGTTGGTGCTTTACAATCTGCTTGGTCTTTAGGTATTGCCGCCGCCGCAATCGTTGGAGGTATTGTTGCAATCGAGGTTGCAGTTTCAAAGGCACAAAAGGATGCGAAGAAAAGTGCAAAAGCCGAGGGTATTAAAGGCTATGCAACTGGTGGTTACCCTGAAAAAGGTGATTTGTTTTGGGCGAACGAGCAAGGTGCAGAATTGGTTGGTACTATTGGCGGAAGAACCGCAGTTGCAAATAACAATGAAATTACGGGTATTTCAAATGCGGTATACTCTACGGCAGACGAACAAAATCGTTTGTTAAGAGAGCAAAACGGATTGCTCTCACAAATATTGGCAAAGACAGGTTTTTCCATTGACGGAAAAGACATTAAAGCAAGTTATGACAAGGCGAATAGAGATAGCGGTGTTACTATTGGCACAAGCGGTATTGTGTTTGGTTAAGGGGGAAAAGTAAATGTCATATACACCAATGGTTACGGTACATAGTGCATACTACGGCAATGTTGCTCTCCCTGAACCATCTACATATGAGGGTAACACCGCTACCCTTGTAGATAGTGCAAGAAATTCGGCAGGGTATGTTGTAGGGGCGGTAGTTAGAGATGATATAGGCAAAATATCAATGTCATTTAATTACTTAACTGTCGCACAATGGGCTGACATACTTAAACTATTTAGTATAAGAAGTCATGGTTCTTTTATTAATAGTGTCACATTTTTTTGTCAAGACACGGGAACTTGGGAAACGCGGAAAATGTATGTTAGCGACAGAAGTGCAGGAGTTTTCATGAGAAAACCCGATGGGACGGTAGATGGGTATAAAGGTGTCAAACTTGATTTAATAGAGGTATAAGTATGCAAGAAGTAAGTGCAAAATGGATAGAAAATCAAAACGAAAACTTTGTCCCTTTATCGTATGTTAAGATTGACTACGATTCAAGGGATAAAGAAATAGAAAACAAAGGATTTACTAGCAACAGTTTTACTACTCATGCTTTTGGCGATATAAATTGGGAAGATACAACGCAAGAAGTCGGTATAAATAACTATTTTTTTGCTCCGTACCCTACTTACACCATATACTTTAATCAAACAATTAACACATCAAATAGCAAACTTTCGTTTGTTTTTGATGAGGGGCGAGGAGAGTACCCTTTTAATTTTGATGTTATCGTTTCAAATACTGCCGATGTAAGTATTTATGAGGAAAAATCATATTACAATACTGGTGTAAACAGAACAGTTCCTATAGGTATTACAGGCTTTAATAAAATAGAGGTTGTATTTAAGAATTGGAATAGTATGAGGGCAGAAAATGTCTATGCTCATATTGATAGTTTATATTTTGTTGAAACTCAATCTTTTGTAAAAGAAGATATTATGTCTTTATCTGCATCACAGACAGTTGACTTGTTATCTTTCTCTTTACCTAAATCTTCTCTCTCATTTGAGTTGAATAATTCTGATGATAGATACAATCCTGATAATCCAATGGGCATTTATAAGGAATTAAACAATCGTGAGGAATTAAAAGTATCATTTGGATATGAGAATGGTGATGACATTGAATGGATTCCCAGTGGTGTATATTTCCTTAATGATTGGAATACCCCACAAAATGGTATAACCGCTACATTCTCTGCTCGTGACGGAATAGAATATATGAACGAAAAGTTTGACGAGGATTTATTTGATATAGGTTCTCCTTATACACCAGTTGAGTATATTCAAAGTTCAAATGGATATATTGATACCCGATTTGTTCCTCAAAAAGATAATTTTTATAGTATGTTCCTTTCAATCACACCGTACTCTACAAGCAATACAAGAATATGGGGTAACAATGACAATACTTCAAGTTTGTATTTGGAAATATACAATAACAAATACCGAATAAATTTTAATGGTCACTATTCAGATATAACAACTGTTACTTTATATGAGAGAACAACAATTTATATAGGCTTTTGGATTGACAGTTCTTATGAGAATAGTGGTTCGGTACTTTGCACATTGTATGATTCGCAAGGCAATCAAATTGCTACATCAGGGTTAATAAACGGGGTTGACGGTGATTTTGCTAATCTACCTATGTATTTAAGTGCTATTGACCATAATGGTACACCCGAAAACATAGCAAACTTACAAATACAAAGTTTTAAAATAATGGGTTGTCCTATTGGTGTTGAAGAAGAAGAAATTATAACTTCTGCTTTTGCAAGTTATAGAGTTTCAGACGGAGTTAATGGTTGTTATTCAAGTATTACCGATACATTTTATCCGGGGATTGGCACATATACAAAAGGAAATGATTTGTTTACATCAAAAACACTATATGATTTAGCAATAAGTGCTTTTTCCCAAAGTTCAATCCCCACAAATACTAATAACACCAATCGTTTTGAACAATTTTTAAGTGATGAACTAAAGAAATATCCTGTTACGATTCCAAACAACTTTAGTCACACAAATGCAGAAGTTGTGCAATTATGTTGCAATGCTGCTAAATGTGTTTGGTATTGGGATAGAAACGGACAAAGCCATATTGAACCATTTGACATTTCATTACCACAGTTGCCAAGCAATTTAACAAGAGTTGACTGTGCTGAAGTTAGATACAATGGTTCGTGGCAAACCGCAGGTTATTTTGATACAGAAATTTATCCTACAGATGATACAGTTATTAGAATTAAATTCAATATGAAAGCACCTACAGGTGATGTCATTATTGGGTATAAAACAAATTCCGAAGCGGATTCGTTTAAGGTTTTTAATTATGGGAATGTTGCTTATCTTGATTATGGTTCGGGTGAGGGTGGAAATCGTATAAGTGGTGGCACAATTAACAATAACACGATATATAACCTTGAAATAGGCAACCGATATGTTAAGAATATTGATACTGGAGAGTATTTATGTTCAGCAAATGCCGTAACTTTCCCACAAAAAACATCAACTATCAAAGTTTTCTATACCCAACAGACACAAGGCAAGGTTTATGAGGTCGAAATACTTCAAGGTGGAATCCCAGTTAGGCATTTAGTACCTGTTCATGATAAAACGGAAAACTATACTGACTCCGTAAATTTATACGATTATATATCAGATTCATTAATGACTAAAGTTGGCACAGCCTATTTTAATGCAGAGTTGCTTGAATATGATGAATCATTTGAACCTGCATATTTACCAAATGGGTATACCCAAGTTTCATATGTTGAAAGCGATGGTTCACAAACATTAAACACTGGTATTATTCCTAATAATACAAATTCTTGCCAAATAGAAGATGACTATGAAATAACCGATACCAACCTTAATCTTGGATGCAGTATGTTTAAACAACAAACTAATGGCTTGAATTACTATTCGTATAGCAATGAAACATACTTTGCTTTAAGTAATGGTAGAGAATTTATAAAAGAAATTACTGAACCTAGTGGCAGACATAAAATTAAGTTCGATATAGATAGTGGTGGAATGTTTGAATATAGTGGCGATTATGAGGGCAATTCCTTTAATTCCGTTTCCATATCAAACGAACCAATAACTCTATTCAATGGTAAAAAACAAAGGGTATACAGATTTAAATATTCACAAAACAACATTGTTGTTAATGATTTAGTGCCTTGCATTAGAAATTCTGATAGTGTAGTAGGATTATACGATACTATTAGAAAATTGTTTTTAACAACTTCGGGTCTTATTGCGGGTGGTGCGAAAACAAAAGCCGATTACGAAATCAATAGATTTAATTCATATCAAAATGGAGAATATGAAATATCCAAAGAGTTATCACAAGTTGATGTGAATAACGGACAAGCAATATATAAAGTATCAAATAAAGGTGAAACACAAACAGTAAACAATCCTTTAATACAAAACACATTACAAGCACAATCGGTTGCAATGTGGGTAGCCAACATTCTAAAAATGAGAAAAACAGTATCAGGGGATTATCGTGCAGATGTTCGTTTAGACGCACTTGATAAAGTTACTGTAGAAAACAAATTTGCAACATTACCTACTTATATAACCGAAGAAACATTTACTTATGCAGGTTCATTTAAAGGCAAATACAAAGGCAAAGTTAAGGAATAGGAGTTGATTTTATGTTAAAAATTGATGAGGTATCAACACTAGATTTAGGACATCAAGGTGAAAATCTTGCAAAAACTATTGACATTGATGTTAGTGAGTGGTTGTTACAATACCCAAATGCGAACATTAATATAGTGGTACTGCGTAGTGGTGATACAACACCCTATATTGCTAATACAACAGTTGCTAATGGTGTTTTGAGTTGGGTGTTGACATCAAGTGACACAGAGTTAGCAGGCATTGGCAGAGCAGAAGTAAGAGCAACTGTGGAAGGACTTATTAAAAAGTCTACAGTTATTATGACAAAGGTAAAAGAAGGGTTGTTATCTATTCCACCTACTCCTGCTCCAAGTTGGGTTAATGAAGTTATTGAAAAAGGTAACGAAGTCCTTAATTCACAAGCAGAAGTATTTGAAATAGACGAGGACGGACACCTTATTGAAACTAATGTTGCTGGTGAGGAAAGTGACCTAGGTAAAGTTGTAGGGGACAAGGGTGACAAAGGCGATACGGGAAGCACAGGCAACGGAATATCAAGCATTTCTAAAACTTCAACTGTTGGTAATGTTGATACATATACTATTACCTATACCAATGGCATAACTACAACATTTACTGTTACAAATGGTATTGATGGCGATGACGGAGTAGGAATTTCAAGCATTAGCAAAACCTCTACATCAGGTGATGTTGATACATACACTATAACTTTTACAAATGGCACAACTACAACCTTTACAGTCACAAATGGCACTAACGGAGAAGATGGTGATGACGGTATATCGGTTAGTAATGCGACTATTAACAACAGTGGACATCTTATAATCACGTTATCAAATGGGACAACAATTGATACTGGTAATGTTGTGCCAACAATAGACCAAACCTATTCTGCTACAAGCACAAATGCTCAAAGCGGTGTGGCGGTTGCACAAGCAGTAAATGAGTTAAATGCGAATATTGACAATATTAATTTATTGGTTAAGAAAGGTAATTTATTAAATCGTGCGACTTCGTTAGGAAATAAAATAATGTCTCTTGATGGAAGTAATGTTGTTTTCTACGATAATGCTTCTTATATTACTTATAAAATACCTGTATTTATTGCTGATTATAATAAATACTACATTTCTTGGAGGAATGGTGGTGTTTCTGCAAGAGTTGCGTTTTTTGATTTGAATAATAACTATATTGCAAATAGTTATAAAAATGCATCTATTAATGAAGAAACAATTACACAAGACGGTTTTATGTATCTATGTGTAGGCATTGGTGTTTCCAACGAACTGTGCGTTAGTGGTGGCAATCAGTTATCTGCTCCTGTAGGTATATATTTAGACAATAAATATCCGTCTATAAAATTAACGGAAGTTGAATCTGATTTGACCAAAATAAGCGAACTTTATACTGAAACTGGCAATGGAATAAGCCACTTGAATCTTAAAAATAAAATTCTTTCGATAGATGGAACACAAGTTGTTGAATATGATTTAAATGATTATAGATTGACAGATTTTATATTTTTGGATAAAAGCAAGTCGACAACTTATTATATTAATGGTTCTGGTGCTGTGAGATATGCATTATATGATTTAAATAAAACATATATTCAAGGCACATACACACAACCATCTTTACCTGCCACAATAAATATTCCCGATAGTTGCTTCATCAAAATATCTGTGAATTTGGGAAGTGTGTATAACATCAACTTAAGCACAACTATAAATGACACAACTGTTCCATATGAAATATTGCTCAAAAAATATGTTAAGCCACAGTTTTCAATTATAGATAATTTTGCAAAAGGCAAAAAAATCGGAGTATTCGGTGATAGCATTACACATGGTTATACAATGAGATATGATGGAGATACACTTATTGGGAGTAGTTTAACAAAAAAATGGTATCAATATGTTATAGAAAGATATTCGATTTCAAGCAATTACAATAATGCTCAAGTTGGTAGATGCTTCAGTATTGACGGCTCCGAATCAACAAGATTCACTAGTGTTATTACCAATGTACCTGCTGACTGTGACATTATTATGTTATTCGGTGGTACTAACGATTTTATGAGAGATGTTCCGCTTGGCGCACTTGACGATGAAAAATCAAATGCAAATGGGGCAACATTCTATGCAGCAGTTAAATATTGTGCATGGTTTTTCAGCGTAGCATATCCAAATACTAAAATCATTTTTATGACACCAATCCAAAGACACTACACATACCAAAACGAATCATTTAACAAAACTAATGGAGTCGGTAAAAAGTTAGTAGACTATTGCAATGCGATTATCGATGTTTGCAAAGCATATGGAATCAATTATATCGATATGCAAAAAGATTCAGAATTCCATGTGGCATCTGATAATTGGCTAAAGACATATATGTGTGATGGATTGCATCCAACACAGTTAGGCACTGAACTATATGTTAAAAACTGCATTTTCCCTGCTCTTGACAAAATATTCAATATTAATAATTTTAAAGACCAATTTTGAGAGTGAGGGAAACATCAAATGACAGAAACAATCATAGTAGCCTTAATTGCCTTTGCTGGAACTGCATTAGGTACATTAAGCGGTATAATAACATCAACTAAATTAACTACATACCGAATCGAACAACTTGAGAAAAAAGTGGACAAGCACAA